ATATAAAATAATTAATAATAAATAAAGTTATGAGTGAATCAAAACAACCGCTTAATGTCAATGTAGACTTTAAGCAAACACAACCAATTACTTCACCTGATGGGAATCATGTATTTGCTGAAGGGGTAATTTTACGTAAGGTATCTAAATTTCTAACAGGTACTTCTGAGGATAGTATTATGCCTATTCCATGCTTCTATGATCCTCGCACAGGGCGTGTGTTGGTGGAGTTGCTACCTAAAGAGGTAAGAGAAGAATATGAGAAACAACCCTAAATCTTAACCCCTACCCTTGATACTATGATGTATCTGTATAATATTTATAATAAAATATATCATGGTAAAAATTTATTTAATAACAAATTGTTTTGATAACCCCAATAAAGTTTACATAGGTAAAACTAAAAACTATACTGGAAAAAATAAAGACTCTAGAAAAAAATCCCATAAGAGAACATATGGTAAAAATATAATCTATACTATCATAGATGAAATAGACTCTACTTTAAGTAAAGACTGGAAACCGCTAGAAACATACTGGATACAGCAGTTTAAGGTTTGGGGGTTTGATGTATTAAATAAAAACGAAGGGGGTGGGGGTGTAGATACTCATACATCTGAAGCTAGAAATACTATTAGAGAAAAAGCAAAAAACAGAGAATATGCTTTAGAGTGGAGATTAAACATATCAGTTGCTACTAAAGGAAAACCAAAAAACCACCCACCCGACCGAGGAAACAATATAAGTATATCTAAAAAAGGAAAACCAAACCCAAAGTTAAGTGAATCTAGAACTAATCAACCTCACCCAAAATTAGGTTGGAAAGTTAACCAACTTAATGAACAAGGAGAATGTATTAAAGAATGGGAGTCATCAAAACACGCTGGGGAAGCATTAAATATAGCCCCTGATTTGATCCGAGCAGCAGCTAGAGGAGTACAAAAAACAGCAGGCGGATTTATCTGGAAATACAAAGAAAATTGACTTTAAGTTTGGCTCTCTAAGAATTTGATCGTATATTTAAGTATAAATAAAAACAAAAAAACTTTAAAACTAAATAACTATGGAAAATTTACAAATTAAAATTGTACTCACCGATGGTGAAAAAGAGGCTAAAACCTCAATCAATATTGAGGATTATCAAATGATGAAAGAACTGCACGGTGTTAGTTTAATAGACGAGCAAGTTGATGTTTTACTTAACGAAATAACTATGAAAAAGAAACAAACTGCGGTTGAATGGTATGCAAATGCCTCACATGAATTAATTGTAAAAAAGAACAACGGTGAAATCACTAACGTTGACTTTCTCATTCTGCATCATAACTTGTTTTATGAAGCACAAAAAATGGAGAAGGAGCAGATTGAAACTGCTTGGTATGATGGTATATCAGGTGGACAATGTGGCACTTCTGAACAATACTACAACGAAACTTACAGAGAAGAATATGACAATATTTGATTGGTTAAAGGAAATTACCTATAATAAATCAAAATGGGAATCATTTACTGAGGAAGACAAAGAGTCATTTAATTGCTATATGATTCATCGTTTCCTCAGTATGAATCCTGAGTACATAGAATTCGTAAATTTAGTGCAGACTTTTCCATATTCTAATAGGGAGAAAACATATAATATATATTTATATATGATACCTAAAAGTAATATGTTTCTTAAATACATTAAATCCTCTACAAAGAAAAAGCAAGAACCATTGCTTAAATATATTGCTAACTATTTTGAATGCTCACTAGGTGAAGCTGATGAATATATTGACATATTAAGAGAATCAGGTGTGAAAAGTATACTTACTAAATTAGGTATTGAAGAGAAAGAACAAAAAAAGTTATTAAAAAATGGATAGTATAGTTACATCAATAATCAAGCAATTTGAAGAACGAAGTATTGCTGGTAAAACAAAATATGGTACTGATTTAGACAGAACTGATTTATCTCTATTAGATTATCTACAACATGCTAAAGAAGAAGCTATGGACATGGCTTTATATTTAGAAAAAGCTATTAAAATTATTAAAGAAGAACAAAAGTTGTAATATTTATGATTGGATGAAATACTCACAAACATAATGAACTACCAAAAAATCTACAATCAAATAATAGAACAAGCCCTAAACCGCAAGTTAGAAGGATATAAAGAAAAACACCATATAATACCAAAATGTATAGGTGGTTTAGATATAAAAGAAAACATTATTGAGTTAACTGCTCGTGAACATTTTCTATGTCATCGTATATTATGTGAGATTTATCCTTCTGAATCAAAGTTAAGTTATGCTCTGTGGTTAATGGCTATTGGAAAACAAAAATCTAAGAACACAAATCCATATATTATAAGTAGTAGAGTATATGAACATTTAAGAAAACAACACTCGATACATTTAAAAGATATACCTCGTTCTAATAATGTTATTGAAAAGATGAAAAAACCAAAAGGTCCTAAATCTGAAGAACATAAGCGAAAGTTAAGTGAAGCCACCATAGGCAGAAAAGACTCAGAAGAGACACGAAAAAAGAAAAGTAAGTCTGGGAGAACTAAAAACATGGATTGGGAGACTAGGAACAAAAAAGCAAGTGATAAACTAAAAGGTAGAAAAATAAAGTGGAATTTAAAAGGTATAAAAAAACAACCTCATAAACGTTCTACTGATATTCCTATATTACAATTTGATTTACAAGGAAATTTTATAGCTAAATATGATAAAATTAGTGAAGCTTCAAAAGGAAGTAAATCACTACATGAAGGTATTAGAGCTTGTATAAATGGAAAATACAAACAAAGTGGAGGGTATATATGGAAAAGACTAATTTAAACATAGTAAGATGAAAATACCATCGATAGTTAAAACTATCAGGAACTATACTCCTCAAGAGATAAATTATGCTTACCATAAGACTATCTCTTACAGCCAGTTTTCTGTTTATAAAGAATGCCCTCACAAATGGGAATTACAATATAAAGACGGATTACAAGAGTATCAACCTACAATTCATACTGTATTTGGAACTGCAATGCATGAAGTACTTCAAAGTCACTTAACAGTAATGTTTGAGGAAAGTGCAGCCGCGGCTGATAGAGTTGATATCGAGGAACAGTTTGAAGAAACGTTTCGTAAGGTATACTTAGACGAGTATAAGAAAAATAAAAGTACTCATTTTAGTGGCGCTGTTGAAATGAGAGAGTTTTATGAAGATGGACTAAACATACTTAGCCAGTTTAAAAAGAAACGAGGACAGTACTTTAGTAAGAAAGGATGGCATTTAGTTAAAGTTGAGTTACCAATTGTAATGACGCCTAATAGCGCGTTTAAAAACGTATTATTCAAGGGCTTCATTGACTTGGTATTATATCACGAACCTACTAATACATTTAAGATAATCGACTTTAAGACATCTACTCGAGGATGGAATGATGAGACTAAGAAAGATGAAGGTAAACAATTCCAATTGATACTATATAAGTATTTCTTTAGTAAACAGTTCAATATTCCTGAAGACCAAATTGAAGTTGATTTCCTTATATTAAAGAGAAAAATATGGGAGGAAAGTGAGTTCCCTCAAAGTCGTCTTCAAGAATATACTCCCCCAAGTGGTAAAATTAAAATGAAGAAAGCTATAACAGCAATTAATAACTTTCTTGAACAATGTTTTAACACTGATGGTTCATATAAAGACACTACTCACCCAATTACTGTAAATAAGAATTGCCAGTACTGTCCCTTTAATGACAAAAAAGATTTATGTAATAAGTAACTTTTATTGATTTCATATATATTTATATACAAATAAAAGCTATGAGTAAAAAAGAAATGACACTAACAAGTGTTAAAGTACAAAGCGAGTTATTTGAAGATTTTAAAATGAGTTGTGTAAAACATAAGTTTTCTTTACAAAAGCTTGTAGATCGCACAGTTCATTTATATCTTACAGATGAAGAATTTCGCAAGAACATCCACAATCACAACAATTTAAACCGATAAAAGTTATATGAATTCAAGTTTTGCTTATCTTCCTCAAAATGAGAGGAAGAAAATTTTACTAATCTGTGACGATATTAGAGTACACTCAGGTGTTGCAACTATTGCTCGAGAATTAGTATTAAATACTGCCCAACATTTTAATTGGGTCAATGTAGGAGGAGCTATTAATCACCCTGAACAAGGTAAACGATTAGATCTATCTTTAGATACTAATAATAATACTGGGTTAACTGATAGCTCAATAACATTATACCCTACTAATGGATATGGGGATGCTAATCTAATTAGACAACTGATTAGTATTGAAAAACCAGATGCTATTTTCTTAATTACTGATCCAAGATATTTCATTTGGTTATTCCAAATTGAAAATGAGATTAGAAGAAAAATGCCTATCATTTATCTTAACATTTGGGATGACTATCCGGCTCCAATGTACAATAGAGGATACTATGAGTCATGTGATGCTTTATTAGCTATTTCAAAACAAACTAAAAATATTAATGAGTTAGTATTAGGTGATAAAACCAAAAATAAAATTATCGAATATGTTCCTCATGGATTGAATGAAGAAATATTTAAACCACTTGATAAAAATGATAAAGAATTAGTTGAGTTTAAAAAGAAATTATTTGGAGGTAAAGAATTTGATTTTGTTATGTTCTTTAATTCTAGAAATATTCGCCGTAAACAAATCCCAGACACATTATTAGCATATCGTTTATTTATTGATTCATTAACTGATGAACAAGCTAAAAAATGTGCTTTTGTGTTACATACTCAAGTGGTAGATGATAATGGTACTGACTTAGAAGCAGTAAGAGAAATGTTGTTTGGAAGTGATTTAAAATATAATATTATTTTCTCTAACCAAGTGTTAGATCCTAAAGGAATGAATATGTTATACAATAGCTCTGATGTTCAAATCTTATTAACTAATAATGAGGGATGGGGATTAAGTTTAACTGAAGCAATGTTAGCGGGTAATCCAATTATTGCAAATGTAACAGGTGGAATGCAAGACCAAATGCGTTTTAGCAAGAAAGGTAAGTGGATTGATTTTAGTGCTGATTTTCCTTCAAACCATAATGGTACTATCAAAGAACATGGTGAATGGGCCTTCCCAGTATACCCAACTAATAGATCAATTCAAGGTTCTCCATTAACACCTTATATTTGGGATGATAGATGTAATGCAGAAGATGCAGCTGAACAAATTAAAGCAGTTTACAATCTAGGTAAAGAAAAAAGACAAGCATTAGGATTGAAAGGTCGTGAATGGGCTTTATCAGATGAAGCAGGTTTTACAGCTGAGAATATGGGTAAAAAAGTTATTAACACATTAGATAAATTGTTTAAGACTTGGAAACCAAGAGAAAAATATGAGCTAGTAAATGCAAACGAAACTCAAGATAAAGTAGTACCACACAAATTAGTATATTAAAATAAAGTTATGAGTAAACCATTGTTTTTTATCTCCTGCCCTATTGACACTTATAGCGGTTATGGAGCACGCTCTCGAGATTTAGTTAGAGCAATTATCGCTACAGACAAATATGATGTTAAAGTTATTCCCCAAATGTGGGGTAATACACCTTGGAATTTCATTAGTGATAACCCAGAATGGGGATTTTTAAGCCAACATATTTGGGCTCAACCCCAACTACCTAAACAACCAGAAATATGGATGCAAATTACTATTCCAAGTGAATTCCAACCTATAGGAAAATATAATATTGGAGTGACAGCGGGTATTGAAACTACAGTTGCTCCAGGTGACTGGATTGAAGGTTGTAATAGAATGAATTTAGTATTAACTTCTTCTGAGCATTCAAAGAAAACATTTATTGATACTGTTTTAGCTAAAGTAGATCAACGTACAAATCAACAAATTGGAGAGGTTAAAATTGAAAAACCAATTGAAGTATTATTTGAGGGTGCAGATATTAATGTTTATAAACCACTTGATAAGGTAGATTCATTCCCTGAATTAACTGATGTTAAAGAAAAATTTGCATTTCTATTTGTTGGTCATTGGATCAATGGTGATTTAGGAGAAGATAGAAAAAATGTAGGTTTGTTAATCAAAATGTTTTATGAAATATTTAAAAACAAGAAAGACAAACCAGCATTAATCTTAAAAACATCTCAAATGGGGTCTTCATATCTAGATAGAGATGAAATTTTAAGAAAAATTACTTTAATCAAAAAATCAATTAATAGCAAAGATTTACCTAACATTTATGTTTTACATGGTGAGTTTAGTGATGTTGAAATGAATGAGTTATATAATCATTCCAAAGTAAAAGCAATGATTAATTTAACTAAAGGAGAAGGTTATGGTCGTCCATTACTTGAATTTAGTTTAACTAAAAAACCAATTATTACTACTAACTGGAGTGGGCAAGTAGATTTTTTATATCCTGAGTTCACAACAATGTTACCAGGTAAGTTAACAGATGTACATCCAAGTGCTGCTAACCAGTGGTTACTAAAAGAGTCACAATGGTTCTCAGTAGATTTAGGTCACGCAGGAACAGTTATTAAAGACGTATTTGAAGATTATAAAAAATATCTTGATGGAGCTAAACGTCAAGCACATAAAAGTAAAACTGAGTTTAGTTGGGAAAAAATGAAGGATAAAGTTGATGAATTATTTATTAAATATATTCCTGAGTTTCCAAAACAAGTAGAGTTAAAATTACCTACATTAAAGAAAATTGAATTACCTAAATTACAAAAAGTAGAAAAATAATGGATAAAATTATAGATTGTCCTAAATCAGGAGGTAACTTGTGTTATGAAACACATGTTACACCTGAGATAACAAATTGGATGTCATTATCATGTGGGTTCTGGACTAACTCACTTATGACTGAAGGGAATGAGTTTTATGAGGAGCAAATGGAAGTTCTTCCTGAGTTGTATAAAGCATTAGCTTGGGTTGATCCTAAAACTAAATTAACTTGGTTACCACAAACAATTAATGAACCTAAACAAGGTATGATATTTGCTAATGGGAATGAAGTTAGCAATTGGAAATGGGCAGCTGTAAAAGCAGTTCCTGTAACTGAAGAAGAAAAACATAAATTCCCAATTCCAAAACAACCTGGTAAGTTTTATGAATATAGAATGGATATGGAGTCACTTCAACATTTTGATGAAAGAGATTTTATAGATGCTTTAGATTACATTGGCTTATTGACAAAGTAATATTATATTAGGTTATATGAAAATTAGTTATGCAATCACAGTTTGTAATGAACTGGAAGAAGTAAGTCGTTTACTTAATTTCCTTCACCAACACAAACGACCTGAAGATGAAATATGTGTTTTATTAGATAAACCAAAAGCATCTCAACAGTTATTAGATGAATTACATTATTGGTCATCTAAAAATATTATTGTATTAAAAGAAAGTACATTCCAAGGACATTTCGCTGATTGGAAAAATGAATTAAACCAAATATGCTCTGGTAATTATATTTTTCAGATTGACGCTGATGAATTACCTAATGAAGAGTTATTAGGAGCATTACCAGATATATTAACACACTCAGAATCTGATGTTATTTTAACTCCTAGAATTAATATTGTAGAAGGTATAACACCTCAACATCTACAAATATGGAATTGGAAACAAAATGATAAAGGATGGGTACAATGGCCTGACCACCAATGGAGAATATTTAAGAATACTCCTGATATCCAATGGAAAAATAAATTACATGAGGTGCTAGATGGATATAAGACATATGCTTACTTACCAGAATTAGAGGAATATTCTTTATATCATTATAAACATATATTAAAACAAGAATCACAAAATAACTTTTATAACAAATTATGAAAAAATTACATTTAGGCTGTGGAACAAAACATATTGACGGCTACACAAATATTGATGTTAGATATCTCCCAGGAGTAGATGAAGTTAATAATATTAAATTTCTACGTAACTACAAATCCAACTCAGTAGATTTAATATATGTATGTCATGTTTTAGAACATT